GCTATTGCTAAATGCCGGAAGAAAAAGGCTGGTAAGTAATGCGTACGTACTACAAGTCTGGTGGTAAAATACGTAAGACAGCCAAAGGAGCAGCATTAAAACGCTGGTTTAACGAGGACTGGAAAGACGTTAGCACCGGAAAGGCTTGTGGTAGGAAGAAAGGAGATGGGCGAGGAACCCCCTATTGCCGACCTTCTAAACGAGTTTCTTCTAAGACTCCTAAGACTTCTGGTGAGATGTCTAGCGCTGAGAAGAGTAAGAAGGTAGCAGAAAAGAAACGCTTGGGACAACCTGCGGGTAAGCCGCGTAGAGTATCCCCAGCCAAACGTAAGGGGAAAAAGTGATGGAGATTTTTCAGAACGGTAGGTTCTCAACAGGAGAGCCAGTATACCAAATAGGTGTTAAACAAGCTGATGACACCTACGACATTAAAGTCTACGACCTGATGACTAAAGCACAGGCCGAGGCTAAGCTCGCATCTATGGGTGTCAAATCTACACCTGCCAAAAAACCTAAGAAAGCAACGACTCCTAAAGTTCCTGACTACTCGAACATGTCTAAAACACAGCTTGAGAAACTTATGCGTAAGTATAATATCGAGTTGGACCGTCGTAAGAGTAAAGCAGTTCTTTTAAAAGAAGTTGACGCATTCTTTTCAGGAGAATGGGCACTCTCATGACAACATCAGGTACCACTACATTCAATATGGACTTCACGGAGATCGCTGAAGAAGCGTGGGAACGTGCAGGCCGCGAGTTGCGTTCAGGCTATGACCTACGTACTGCTCGTCGATCTATGAACTTAATGACGATTGAGTGGCAAAACCGTGGTATTAACATGTGGACAATAGAGCAAGGCTCTCTTGACCTCGTGCAAGGGCAATCAACGTATGCCTTACCTGACGATACCATTGACTTAATGGAGCATCAAATACGCACAGGTGCGGGTAACACTTCGTTACAGTCGGACCTTACTATAAGTCGTATTAGTGTGAGCACTTACGCGTCTATCCCTAACAAGTTAACACAAGGTAGACCAGTACAGCTTTTCATTCATAGGAACAGCGGGCAAACTTATCCTGTAGGGATCACACTAGCAGCTACTATGTCTAGTACAGCCACTACTATTACTTTAAGTGGCGTGTCTGACTTACCGCCCGCAGGTTTTGTAAAGATTGAAGACGAAATAATAAACTATGGCAGTATTGACGGTAACGTCTTACAGAACTGTTTTAGAGGACAACAAGGTACAACCGCAGTTGCACATACAGTAATTCCGGGTGCTCAAGCACTTCCTGTGTATTGGGAACAAGTTCCTGCGGCTACTGTGTGGCCTATCCCTGACGGGACACAGAGCTATCAGCTTGTTTACTGGCGTATGCGCCGTATTGAAGACGCAGGTAGTGGTATACAAACCGCAGACATGAATTTTAGGTTTTTCCCCTGTATGGTTGCAGGGCTAGCGTACTATATTGCCATGAAAGACCCAGAGCTTATTGAGCGTGTGGGTATGTTAAAACAGATTTATGACGAACAATTTGCCCTAGCTGCACAAGAAGATCGTGAAAAAACTTCTGCGCGTTTTGTGCCTAAAATAGGCAGAATATAGTATGGGGGATAGGTTCGCATCCGCTAAGAAAGCCATCGCTTTATGCGATGTTTGCGGGTTTCAGTACAAACTCAAAGAGTTGCGTAACCTTGTAGTTAAAGGGCGTGACACAGACATTAAAGCCTGTCCTGAGTGTTGGAATCCGAGCCAGCCCCAGCTTAAATTAGGAGAATATCCTGTAGATGATCCACAGGCTATACGAGACCCTAGGATAGATACAAGTATTGGTGAAGCTGGGCCATATAGTAGTAGGGACATCCAATGGGGATGGAACCCAGTAGGCGGAGGACTTGATCCGTTTGGGCTTAGCCCCAACTCGTTAGTTGGGACTAGCTATTTAGGGCAAGTTACCGTAAACATTACGTAGGAGTAGTAAAATGAATGTATTTGGAATGAAAAAAGTTAAGGTCGAAAAGGACAAAGGTGTGTACCCATGTAAACACGCACCAAAGCCTAACATGACTGGCGTTAAAACTACGGGCATAAAAATCCGTGGTACAGGTGCGGCTACAAAAGGAACTATGGCTCGTGGGCCAATGGGGTAAACTATGAACTATAGCGAGTTAAAAACAAATATTGAGAACATCACTGAGAACTCTTTCACTGATGAACAACTCGCTATGTTTACTGAACAAGCCGAACAGAAGATATATAACACTGTTCAGATTCCTGCCCTGCGTAGAAACGTAACAGGAACACTTAGTTCAGGAAACAAGTACCTTGGTGCGCCTACAGATTTCCTGTGGAGCTATTCACTAGCGGTTGTTGATAGTGCTGGAGACTACCATTACTTACTCAATAAAGATGTAAATTTTGTTAGGGAAGCGTATCCTAGTGCTTCGTCACAAGGATTACCGAAACATTACGCGTATTTTGATGATGATTCGTTTCTCTTAGGGCCTACCCCTGATGGCGCTTATACAATGGAATTACATTACGGGTACTACCCTGAGTCAATTGTTACAGCGGGTACTACATGGTTAGGTGATGAGTTTGATTCAGCGTTACTTAATGGGGCATTAATCGAGGCAATACGCTTTATGAAAGGCGAGCCTGATTTAGTGCAGTTTTATGAGCGTTTATATGTTCAATCGCTAAAACTGCTGAAAACTCTGGGTGATGGTAAACTTCGTGAAGATACATATCGCTCTGGGCAGTTTAGAATGAAAGTAGAATAGGAGATAAAAAATGGCAATATCACAAGCAATGGTAACTTCATTCAAGAAAGCACTTCTTGATGGAGAAATGGACTTTAGTTCCAACACGTCTCAGACGTTTAAGATCGCACTGTTTACCTCATCCGCAACATTGGGTGCAACAACAACAGCGTACAGCACAACAAACGAAGTATCCGGTACAGGTTATACAGCGGGTGGTAACACGTTAACCGTTGTAGCTCCCACAACGTCTGGCACTACAGCGTTCCTAGATTTTGCGAACACTACGTGGGCTACTGCAACAATTACTGCTCGTGGGGCGTTAATTTACCAATCAGGCGGGACTAATCCTGCTGTTGCGGTTCTTGATTTTGGAGCTGATAAGACATCAACAGCGGGTGATTTTACAATCCAATTCCCCACTGCTGATGCGTCTAACGCCATCATACGAATAGCGTGATGACTGATGGCTGACGTACTTGTAACCTATGGAGGTTGGTCTGCTGGTGGGTGGGGCAGTACCGCGTGGGGTACGGATGTACAGATGCCGTCAGCTACGGGTGCGGTTGGTACCGTATCTGTTAGTGGTGCCGCTACAGTTCAACCTGCTGGACTTGAAGCTACAACAGCGATAGGTACAGTTAGTGTTGTTGCGGAAGCTAATATCTTCCCAACAAGTGTAGTAGGTACGACAGTTCTTGGTAGTGTGGTTGTAGACGCTGCGGCTAATGTAGCGGTTACAGGTGTTTTAGGCACATCTACATTAGGTAGTGTGACTGTTAGCGCAGGGGCTGTAGTCCAACCTTCTGGGCTAGAAGCCACGACAGGGCTTGGAACAATTGTAGTTTCCGCCGCTGCTAATGTGGCAGTGACTGGTAACGTAGGAACAAGTGCACTTGGTAGTGTAACTATAGAAGCGGGAGCGGTTGTTTCCCCCGCAGGTTTATCCGCTACAAGCGGGCTAGGTTCAGTAGCTGTTGTTGCTGAAGCAAATATCTACCCCGTTGGGGTAAGCGCTACAAGTGCTTTAGGCACAGTCTCTGTAGCAGGAGACGCAATCGTCGCAACATCTGGTCTTGCAGCCACAGGTTCTATTGGAACTGTTTTTGTACAGCTAGGTATTGTAGAAAATGTAACAGGAGTCTACGGACAAACACAACTCGGTAGTGTAATAGTTGCAGCTAACTCAGATGTAGCTGTAACAGGTGTAAATGCAGCAGGCGCGGTAGGTACAGTATTTGTTTGGGGAGACGTAAATGACAACCAAAACCCCGATTGGCAAAATATTGCTGGCGCACAAGCACCAACTTGGGGTAATGTTTCAACAGGACAGACTCCTAATTGGCAAGATATAGCCGCGTGAGGATTAAAAGATGACAACACAGTACACTTCGACACTTAAACTAGCCCTTCCTGTCCAAGGAGAACTCAGTGGTACATGGGGGGATGTTGTAAACGATAATATCACTTCTATGATTGAGCAGGCCATTGTCGGGCGTGCAGTCATTAACACGTGGTCGAGTAACTCCCATGTGCTGACTAGCGCTGATGGTACAACCTCTGAATCGCGTTGTGCGATGCTAGAGTTCACCGATACAGGATCAAATCTTACTGGGGCAGCGACTGTCGTATGCCCTACAGCCGCTAAAATTTATATTGCTAAGAATGCTTCAGGGCAAGCCGC